CTGGCGAATCGCATCTGTCGAAGCTCGATCGGCATCTTGAAGGCCAAACATCGCTTCAAAGCTCTGGTCGTACGCATCGACCTCCGCTTGTGCGGAGTTAATACGATTGGCCAGTTGGTCGATATTGGATTGCGTTTCTTTGATAAGTGCAGAGTAGGCAGCCTGCTTTGCCTGAGGATCGCTTATAAGTTCGATTTCCTGAACGTCGAACTTAAATTCAGTCTGCGTTGCTCTTGCTAGCTCATTGGCAATAGAACCAGACTGTCCTTGCAGTTCTGCAAGCCGTTGAGCGAATTGAGTCGTCTTGAAAGCTGCATCGCCAATCGCTTTTCCGAATTGAAAGCCAACCGCGACCGCCGCACCAGCAAGACCTAGACGAAATGCCGTAACGCCAGCGGCTCCAGACTGGGCAACTTCGGAAAACTGCGAGACTTTATCGATGAGACCTGCAAACTGGCCGGCAACCATTCCGATTTGATTGCCACCGAAGGCAGTAGATACGCTGCCAACAAGCTCGGCTGTTCCTTTGAGTCTTCCACCGGTAGAGCGAAAGGCGTCGACGTTGCCTTTCATGCTAGCAGCCATGCTGTCCGCAGCCAGCTTGGCTTTTGCATTGGCGGCGGAAATCTTATCCATCCCGGCCACGAAATTAGCAGCGACCTTGTTTAGCGGGTCGCTTGCCATGTCAATGGCTTTAATTGGAATGACTACGTCAGCCATGCTTGTAGCTTTCGGCTAAAATTCTTGACTCTTCTGCCGTTAGTATTTTTGATGCCTCAATAAACCAGACTGCCTGATCCAGTGTTCCGCCAGCGATTGGCGGAATGCCTTTTTCAAGCATGTCAATCATGCCGACGCTTGACGCGATTTCTCGGCAATAGCTGTTTGGGCAACCAGTGATCCGTATATATCCGTTATCGCAAATGTCGCATCCGCAGCCTTGGCAATTGCTGCATTCAATTTCAATCGGGTTTTGCTCGCTTCCTTCGTCGCAGCACTTCGCATCCGTGCAATGCTTGCAAAGCTGGCCCGCTCTAATTAAGGCTGCGACGCGGAATCTTTTTTTTGGTCGGTCGTTACGTGCTGGTTGTAGGCGATCTTTCGGAGGATTTCGCGTGCTTCGCTATAGGTCAAGATCTCTTCAATCGTCTCTTTTGAAAACTTGTGCTCGCCCATGTTTTTCCAGCCGACGAGGACAGAGCAAAGCATATCGACTGCTTCGCTGAAAAGATCATCAACGGTTAGCTTGTCATCAGTCGTGATACGATCCAGGCAAGCAGTTATCTTTCGTTGGCCTCGCATTGATTGCGATTTCGCCAAGAATACTGGACGCGACTCCATAGGCTTAGATTCGTCTGAATCGAGCCAAACTGGAAACGATACATCGGGCTCCAAAAAAACTGGCATACGTTAGCTGTTATCCGTAAAGGTGATGGAAAACTCTCGGTCGTCTGTTTGGGCGTTGCGGTTGCACTGCCACTCAAGCTCGTCAGTGACTAGGCGATTTCGGTCGCCTTCTTGAATGTTGATAATCTGAGCCTTGGGTGCCGCGAAGACAAACGACCCGTTCCCAGTAGCACTGGCCAGCCCAATCGATAGCGATGCTTCAAGCCGTGCTAGCCAGTTGGTATAGCTTGGCCGCGTGGCAACTAGCTTTGCTTCTGGGTTGGCGGTAACCATCGGCTTACGGTTGGTGATGAGTGCCGAGTGAAAGCCGCTGGCATCCGTGGCACATTCACGCATCATAATTTCGTTGCCGAGGTCGATCGTTGCCGTCTCATAGCAAAGAGCGATCGAGTTGAAGCTAGCCTGTACGCCAGCCGCCCGCAGTGGCATTTCAGCCGTCGGCGTTTCAAATCCAGGATAGGTCGGGTCGATGATTGCCGAGTCTGTAGGCGTCACCCAGATGCCGGTAAACGTCCACTCGATGGTAGCTCGCTTGCCAGTTGCTAGGTTAATCTTGAACGTGCCAGCAGCTCCGCGAATCGACTTAAACATACCGTCTTGATAGCAGCCAATCGTTAGCGTCTTAACGTCGCTGCCAGGTGCTGCCGTCTTTGGGTACCATACGCCAGTATCCTTGACCAATCCGCAAGCTGGGAAAAACGTCGTCACCCATGATGGATCGCCGGTGCCGTCCCAGCTTATGTCTGTCTTGAAGCTAGCAGTACCTTTGTAGCCGCCTGGTACGCTTGAGAGGTAGCCAAACGAGCCCTGACCTTCTCGCTCCTCAAATTCAATCTCGGGCTGGATCATGACATCGTAGGCATTGAATGCAGCCTCGCTAGCAGTCAGGGACTCAGCCGTCCCGACAGTCGTTTCGACTTTGGCGGCAAGCACTCTTTTTCGTTTTAGCAGCGTCATGTCTTTCCTCTATATCTTTCCGGCGGCTTTGAGTTCTAGGAATCGGATGCGGCGATTGATCTCGTACGTTAGGCGTTCTTCAGTTTGCTTTACGGTTGGCAGCAGATGGTTATTCTTCGTAAAAGCTCCCCACGGCGACGCACCTTTTAAAATGTGAATTGGCTTGCGAGCTTTTCCTTCGCGTTTGAAAACGTGTCCGTTTAGCTTCGGTGCTGTCTGTCCTGGCTTTGGTCCCATGAAAGCGTGAGGCACAACAATTGATCCGCGGCGGCGGCTGATCTTGACTCTGACTCCAGCTTTGTTTTGTACTGGCTTGAACCGCTTCAACTTGTAGCGAAAACCCTTTTTAAGGATGACTGTCGTCTCTGGAACGTCTTTGGTTGCTCGCTTTCCAATAATTCCTTGCTTGATGTCTTTCTGTGAAACGTTTAATTCAAGAGCAATCGCTTTTGCCATCTGCGATTGCGTGAATTTTGCTGTCGCATTAACCGCAGTCGCTAGCTCCTTCTTCAGCTTCTTGGCGTTGTTTTCTAACAAGGCTGCCAAGTTTTGCACTTCTGCTTTCTTGATGACAATATTGATCATAGTCTCGTCGCGTAGGGATCTAGTTCAGAGACTCGGTATAGCACAGTTAGCGGCAGGTTTACGCCATCAATCCCGCCGTCGGCGTTGATAAGCTCTTTCGCCTTCCATGCCGCATCGATCGCGTTGCCATCAAAGGTATGCCAAGTAGCCGCTGGGATGCAGACCGCCTTTTGAACGTCGGCCGCAAACTGCGAAACCTCTTGATCAATCGAGGTGCTGCTGTTTTCGTCGGTAAGCAAATGGCAATGAATGTTGAACGTCAGCTCACGGGCAAGCCCAACCGGGTTGCCTGGGTACATTAGCTCGTCGACCTCCACCGTCTCGCCCATCGTCAACACAATTTGCAAATGGTCTGGAGTAAAGTTACCTAGTCGAGTCGGTCGAATAACCGATCGAACTTTGGTTTGATAGCTCGTGCTGCTGAGCATCAGTCGAAGCCGGCGATGTAGCTCGCGAGCAATTCGCTCTTCGACTGTATACGTCAGCGGCATTCGAGCACCAGCATTCCTTCGTCGTGGCCAAGTAGCTTGAGGATGGAACGCTTGCTAGCCTGCTGACCGACCCTGACAGCGAACTCTAAGGCATCGCCGCCAAGGTTTAGCTCGTGGCTTGCAATCCCCGTTGTCGAGTTGTTGGCAACGTGGATTTCAAACACAGGCAGGACAGAATCGCCATCCTCTGGCAGTACTGCAAGCTGTTCGCGAAGAACAACCGCATTGATCGTCCTTGCCTCGCCGGCACGAGGGTAATACGTAACCGGCTCGGCAAAGTCGTCGGCGTTGCAGAACACGCTATCGGCATCAGCCTGGATCGTGTCGTGCAGCGTCATGATTATCGCTTCGACTCTACGCGAACGTAGTCGATGGTCACCGCGTCAGTGTTGGCACTGGAGGTCTTCTGGATCTGGAAGAACGGTTGCAGGCTTCCGGTGGCTTCGCCCATGTCAAAGGTCGTCGAAGCTGCAACGCGATCGCCGTCGATGAAGAATCGGACGTCGTTCTTGCCGGCCGAAAAGTCGATGACGAACTCCTTATAGGTCGTCGCCAAAGTCTTTCCGGTTGCTTTGTCGTCCAAGTCCAGGACGTTGTCGTCGGTCTCGACAACGACAGCGGTCGTCGAGGTCGCACCAACCATCTTGAACTGAGCATTGTTGGTGGTGCTGTCGGTGTCGTCAGCACGATTCGACTGCAAACCCCAAACGATCGTGGTGCCAGAGGTGCAACCAGATACCTTGACGCGTGCTTCGTACCGCTGAATGTTGTCGATGTCGAAGCAAAGCTTGTTGCCAAAGTCCAAGCAGACGTTTTGAACTTCGCCAGTCGATTCCAGCGTCAAAGCCACTTCGCCAGTTGCCGAAGGAGTCACGATTGCGTAGGTCGGAGTTCCACTGGAGGAGGTGTCGGTCACCTTCCAGAAGCCTTCGCCAACCGTCGCGGCGTACGTTTGACCGCCGAAGAAGTCATCCTCAAAAATCGCAAAGTCTCGAATACCAGCCATTTTATTTGAACCTTTGTTGTGAGTTGTTGTGTTGCCGAAAAGCCCGCCGCCCAGTTAGGCAGCGGGCAGAGAGTTAGCCGTTAGATCAGGCAGAGTTGCGGAACAAGCCACGCCAATCGATGGCTTTCACGCCGAAGGTCTGGCGGACCTTGTACTTGTAGGTGTCCGTCGCGAAGTCCCACTCGCTCTCAAGAACTGGCGATTCCTCGCCGCTCAAGAAGCAAAGTTCGACGGTGTCGATCTGGGCTGGGTCGGCGGCTAGATACCAGTTCGTGGTTGAGGCACCATCAAGCTGCGGCTCAACGATCACATTGAGCGAGCGAGCACCGCCAGGGCCGTAGATGTTGGCCGTGTTGGCGTTACCAGCAGCACTTCCGCCGGCGGCAGGGTCGGCAGTAGAAGCCATCAACTGCAAGGCTTCCGCCGAGTAGTTGGCCGGCACAATCAAGAAGCGAGGCACAATGCCGAGAATGGCATCGGAGCTGATGCCCTTTTGCAGCATCATCTTTTCGAAGCCAGCCGACAGCGTGGCAACCGCTGGAGCAGCAGCACTGCCCGAGGTGTTGTCGCGGG